AAGACGCCGTTTGTTCATAATCTGGTTCCAGCCGCCATACTCAAATGGCATGCCAACAGTGAAAAAATGATCGTGATCCTGCTCAGCAATAGCCTTAGAAAAAGGAGCGAACAGTTTGTAACATGAAAGATGGTGCTCATCGGGAGCAACTTTGTAAAGGCGCGTTTCACGATTATCTATTTTCGCGCGCTTCAAAATTTCGTCTTTAAGATTAAATTCCCAAATAGCGTCAATTGGCTCATTGGTACTAAGCGATTGGTCATAAGCCAAACAGCGAGCAAATTCCACAGGGTCATTGTAGGCTTCGGCTTTAGTTGTCAGGCCAGACGCCTTGGCTCGATAGCCAGGTGAACCTCCACGAGATTTCGGCTCAGTGAGTAAAAACATGTCACGAGCCTCTTCGAGAGAGGACAAAGGGCGCCGGTCAGCCACAGGGATGGCAGCACACAAGTGCTGCACTGTCCATTGGGCAGCCATGAAAACATGATCATGGTCGACATCGCTAAAATCTTTTTGCGGGTAATCGACTTCCTTCAAGCGATCGATTTCTAAATGCAGATTACGCTCAGACGGAGCAAAATTATCAGGGACTCTATAGTCCACCGATCGAAGTAACTGCAGATAGTCTCTGTCTAGGTCATATCTGAATTTATAGGGAAAACTTTTAGGTAAGAGCCCAACTACTTGTATAAACTTCCACTTTTGTAAAGAAGCATACGTGGGATTACCTTGGAAGACCGCAGGTCGGATCTCAGACGGCAATTCTACCGCTGGTATTCCAGTTAGCGGTCTTACTCGAAGTTTAAAGAACCCTTGTCATTCATAACAATCTGGCCACGGCATGGGCCATTCTTGAACGAACCGCGATGAATTCCAAGCACATGCCCAGAACGCAGAACGATGACACCACCAGAATTTCCCTCCTCAGTTTCACCGGCGTACTCAAAACCGCCAGTATCATCCTCAGATCCTTTCAAGATTCGGACAACGTGTACAACACGCGCCATATTCTTGGGATCATAACTCTGCATAGTAACGAGAAGATCGCTACTCGAGAAAAACTGACGAGCTTCGGCAATAGTTGCCGGAATCATGCTCTGGAGCCCATGGGCGCCTTTTGGAATAGGAGCGTCGACAACGTCAATAGCGCTGCCTTCGAGAGTCCGAGGGATCCATGACTCAAGCGGGATAGGAAACCAATCCTGGTCACCATCCACATTCTTGGCGGGAATCCAAAGCTCACGCGTAAGCGGGGCAGTCGCGAAATCACTGTTGTGTGGTTCGTTCACGAGAGCATGACGCACCGTTCGGATCTTCTGGTCAGCCACATGGGCGACAGCAACAAGATTTCCGTTCGGTCCATCGGTCAAGGGAAGCACACTAGACGACAGAATAACTTTCGGACAGCCACGTTGCGCAGCTTCAGGAACAATCTTCACATGTTTGGGATCATGCGAAAAACGGCACTCCTTATACGGGCACTTGTCTCCGGCAACGAAATAACGGCACGGAGTACGGGACTTAGGAGCAGGGGCAGCTTCAGCCGAAGCGAGAGGCTTAGAAGAAGCCTTATCAACTTCAGGCACAACAGGAGAGCGAGCGCGAGGAGTCTTGCCCGTGGCAAGACCAGACTTCACAGCATCAGCATAACTCTTGTCAGCTGCTTCCTTCACTTTCTTGGCCGCCGCCACTTTAGCAGCAGCGGCAGCGGCAGTAATCGCTGCTTTAGCTGCAACGTCGGCAGCACCGACAGAAGCATTTTTGGCATCACGGGCAGCTTTTACGAGGGCCTTGGCCTTCTCACGGAACTCCTTCTTCATCTCCTCAGGAAGTACCTTCCACTCATCCTGAGTGTAGGGGCGCATCCTTTCGGGAGTTGGAACACGAAGAGCTTCAGGGATAATAGCTGCTGAAGGAGCAGGGGAAGCTTGAACTCCCGCACCAGCTACACCCACAAGGGGCGCCACTTTAGCGTCATG